GTCAATCGCCAGAGCCACGGAGATAGCTTCAACTGTGCCGCCTGTAGGTATAGCGATATTGCCGCCAAAACTGACTCTATAGCGGGCTTTGCACTGATTCGTCGTGCCTCTTAGTGTTACGATGCCGGCACCCTCTCTGTGAACAATGCCGCATCCACCTTTTACCGCTGTCTCTGTAAGAGGAAGGTTCTGGCCAGCGGCGACTAGAACTGTATTAGAATTTGTATATTCTGCCATTTTTTCACGCTCCTTTAAATAAAAAGTGGCAGGGCAACACCCCGCCACCTAAGCAGTATCAACGAGGAGTGCTGACCATGTCGTCATGCGACAAGCTGCCTTATGTCGTTATTCAGTTAGCATCCGCAGCCATTCCCGCAGTTACCGTACTGGTAAGGTGCTGGAACTGGGAATGCCGGAACAGGTCTTGGATTGTAGTAAGCAAACTGGCCTGTCATGTACGCTTTAAGCGTATCGTTCTGAGCTGCCTGACTTGCTGCGAGCTGTGCTGCAAAAAGCTGCTGGCTCTGTTCTGCAATCTTCGCATCCTTCGCTTCGATTCTCTGTGCGGTCATAGCATCGAGAATGGCTCTTGCGTTGGCGTTCTGATTGTCGATGATATCTCTTGCGGCTGTATTGACACTCTGTCGTGTCTCGCAAGACTGCTGTGCAAAGTTGTAGTTCACGCCCTGAATAGCTTCTCTTGTCTCACAGCAGCAATTAGCCTGCTGCATCTGCATAGCATTAAGCTGCTGCATTAATCCGGCCTGCTGATTGGCTCTTGAAATCTCAGCAGACATGAAGCCGTTGCTCAAATTCTGCTGTACCCCGTTCACAAGCTGAGCCTGTCCGTAGAATCCGTCGCACAAGCCATTGTTGACGTTGTCAATTTTTCTTTCAATGTTCGCGAAGTCGGATGTCAGGACGTATCCGTCTACTACTCCGCCACCGTTTCTGTTGCCTCCGAAGCCGTTGCCGCCCCATCCGCAAAAAACGAAGAGGAAAAGGATAATAATCCACCACGCACCGCCGTCGCCCCATGTTCCATTGTTGTTATTGCCTGTCACCGCCGCAAAGTCGGCAGGGGTCATTTCACTTGTTGTTAAGCTCATTCAAACACACTCCTTTTTTATCTATTAAACCATTGGCCATGATTTTTTCATTTATGTCCCATTTCACCCATGATGGACTGGAACTGCTTTGCCATCGACTGTAGCTGATTCAACTGATCCTGATTCATTTGACCACTTTGCAAAAGGTTCATAACCGCCTGCTTCGGGTCTCCCGTGAAAGAGTTTTTGAACTGATTGAACTGCTGTATCATCTGCATTGGATTATTCGGAATCTGCTGCATCATTTGCGATCGCTCCTCTCTTTTCAAGAACGCCTACACGCTCTTCTAATGACTTAAGCTGTTTTTCTATAACATTATCCGCATCCGTCCGTTTAGGATCTGGATTCGGAGTCTGTGCACCTTTTCGGGTGTATTCGAACACTTCCATATACGGCTTTCCCGTCTGATCGGCTCTCTTTTCGTAGAATACCGGAGCAGTGCTGTCCCACAATCGAACAAATCCGTTCGGTGCTACTAGATAAGCCTGCGCTGCTCCCTCTCCCTGTACCCAGATTCGTTCATCTTGATTGGTCGGCTGCTGCTGAACCGGTTGATTCATCTGGTTGAATGCGTTCTGCATCCGAAGCTGACTCAGCTGATCAGGAACAGGTGGATTGTATCCGCCGCCGAATTGTGGATACTGTGAATAACTATTCATGTTCATATTTCCGTAAGGGTAATTCATGCGCTTTCCTCCTTTTTATGCCAGTAGTACAACGGGATTTCTTGCCCAGAATCCCACGTGTCGAACCAATCGCCGTCGACTAGTGCCACCACATGCCCGGACAAGGCTAGTATGTAAATGCCTTTCTGATGCTCCCTGGCGAAATCTGAGACGGTATATATCTTACCGTGTACGTCTGGAACCATCTTCCTTGAAAATCCTATATCTAACAGATAGGCACCCCATACACTGTTGGCTGACGGCATATCGGACATTAACAGACCGTACAAGCACAGCTGCACGTAAGTGTATTGCCAACTCTGATCTGTCGCCTTACTGATTGCCCGAACTGTACAGTCGCCGACTCTCGCTGCTGTCGGATTGGGGTTGTATCGCTTATACATCGGCATCCCCCTTTCTAATCTATATTTAAGCAAAAAAATATAGCGTATCCCACGAATCAGATACGCTATATTTACGCACATTATTTATTTTTTTAATTCTTTTGCATAGGCTACAACCCACGGGATTGACAGGAGCTTGTCCGCAGCACTGTACCAGATCTTCTGAACATTACGAACTGAAATGTCCATCACTTCTGCCGCCTTTTCCTGTGTGTAACATTCGTCCAGAAGAAGGCTGACAGCCTCTTTCTCTCTTCTGTTCAGCCGTGCCCGGATCATCGCAAATTCGATGATCTGACTGTCTCCGCAATCCCAAAAGTATTTGACCAGGCTTCTATCCATGCTTTTTAAATGCACAATATACAAGACACACGATATTAAAAACGGCTGAAAGAGTAAGGGCCTTTTTTAATCGTATATTGCGCTTCTCTGAATGAATAGCGGAAGATAATGCATCTTCTAGCAGCATTTCCTTTGCTTTTTTCATATTCTTGTTTACTTTCTGACAGTCTTAGCTTTTCTCAAACAAGATGGTCCGAATTTCAGATCAGTTGTCTCTCCCTCTGCGACCTGGAACGCCTTAATAGCTGCTACCGTCCTTGCAAGGCATTTTCCATCTACTCTGTCCTTGTATGTGCCATACCACTTCAGAAACAGCTGCACCTTCTTAACTTCTGATCCAGTGTCACCTTCACCGATATAGCCTTTTGACGGAAGAGTCGGGAACTCGCCTGTATAAGCCCTTTTGCCTGATTTCTTCTGAACAATCCAGATAACGTTGGTATCATATCTGAGCTTTTCAGGGCTGAAATATCCGGTGTTGTTTCTTGCCCCGGAATCACGCACATAGAGCTTCCCGTCCTTGTAGTCTGTGATGGCTAAGTAATGGCCGCCGGATGTCCAGAAATTATCCTTTGCCCCGTTGACCTTTCCGACCGTCAGGAACACGGCCCACCAATCACCTTTTAATGACTTCATCTTAGCCATCGCATTTTTCCAAATTGTTCCACCGGAATGCTCCGGCTTGTAATATCCAACGACATCGAAGCCGTAGTGCTCAAAAGCAGCAGTTACGCCGGCACGGGTCGTACCGGATGAAAAGAAATCGCCGTTTGCGTAGAGCCACTCGGCAACCTTTTTTGGGGTAATGTCCTTGACCAGGTTGGCAACGATGGCTGCAATACTGCAAGGGCCACAGCCAGAAGCAGCCATGGAAATTCCATGCAGTGTTCCCCATTCTTTCTGTTTAAACGTCTTACTCATATCAGTCTATCTCCTCTCTATTCTGCTTCTACTTCCGGAATGCCTGCAACACTTGTCAGGATGCTCACCAATCCGGCCATCACAGCACCAGAGATGATCATCTTCCAATCTACAGCAGTGATGAACGCGTTAGTCCCGATCAGTGCCACAGCTGTCTGAGCCATCGTCTTGATGGCTCTTACCCCGGCCGCTTTGAACCACTTAACTGTATTTACATCGGGTTTTAATACGCAATTTTTAAACATTCTATACACGCTCCTTTTCCTCTAAATCAGCTATTCGGTGGTTGGCTACACGGACTTTTTCGTCCATTGTAGCCATCTGCTTCTCTAATGCATATGTGCGTTCGATGATGCTGTTATGTTTGTCAACTCGCTTAGTGAGCTCGTCAATCTTGTAAGTTATCATTGTTGTAGTCTCATCGTGCTGTTCTCGAATTCTATACTGCTGAAAAGCATTATTGATCATGCAGATTATGATGGCTACCACGCCGGTTATCATTGCTTCGATCATATCTGTATACCTCAATTCTAAGTATTGCCTTGACCCCGGCAAGGGAGATAAACTGGATCACCTCCTGAGAAAGCTAGCCAACCTGTTTCTTAGTGATTTGGGGATATATTTTTCCCATCTGAAATAATATTCATTGACCTGTTCGGATTCCGTCTCTGTCTCAATTACCGTTTCAGTTTCGGATTCCGTCTCTGTCTCGCTTTTGAAATATGAATCCGGAATCACTACATTCTCAGCAGCCTTCTTCCCAGCTTCGTAGGCAGCGTCATAAGCTGACTGCATGTCTGGCGTTTTTGGAGGACTCAGCGGCGGCGTACAAGCGAGTGCCGGAAGCGCCATTGTCACCACAAGAACGGTTGATAAAATCAGTAATGTTACTTTTCTTCTCATTGAACATTCTCCTACTAAACATTTCTTTCTAACTTTGTCATGTAACCAAAACGTTTCATCTGGTTTGAATTCGGTCACTTTTCCTCGACTAATTCCTCCATTCCGGAATCAATCAGAATCTTTTTTACCTTTTCTTTTAAGAGTCTCGGAACTCTCGCATATACTTTCTTCGCTTCCTCTGTTGTTTCCTGGTTCATGATTTCAATTGCCCATAATTTTGCCATCATTTCAATTTCATCCTTTCCTGTGAATAATAAAAATAAATTGATTAGTAACTTACGCATAAACCGCCTCCGACATCTCAAGCAGGCAACTTGTCAGCATCCTGATGGTCCCCTCCTGCTCCTGGACCTTTTCCTCCAGTGTCTTTTCTTTCTGTGGTTCGTAGTCCAGATATTTTTCCGGATTTTTCTCCACAGCTTCACGGTTTACATTTTCCGCTTTTTCCCGGAACTGGTGGAAATCATATTCCCAGAACGTCTCTGTCACAGTTGTATACTGATCTTTTTCCACCATCTGCTGATTTTCTTCTGTAACTTCCTGCCCATTGAGGCAGATTGTCACGTCCACCATTCCGTTGTCAAGCGGCTGCCAGCTGACTGCCGGCTGTTCTGTTGTGAATCTTGCTTTCAATGCTTACCCTCCTTTTCGCGTATTTCATCAGTTGCTCTATTCCATACTTCTTTTTGAAGTGAACGGAATCTGAATTTTTGAACCACCCATAATATGAAATACAGCGGTACGCCATATCTAGTGCTATCTCCATACGCCGCTGCACCTGTTTTCTCAATCTCAGATATGCCCGTCTTGCCCGGAGGAATATGCTCCGGCGGACTTCTGTGTGGTCCCTGTAAATTTTGTATCCCATCATATCAATGCAATCTCCGTGATGCTTTCCGTCTTTTCCGATATAGTCAACCTGGAACAGTTTCCAGTTCGGTTTTATCTCCAGACCCAGCTCATCTCTGAAAAATCGGATCAGCATGAGCATGGCCTTTTTAACGTCTGCCTTCCTCGGTCCTAGGATCAGGATATCGTCCATATAAAAGATAATTTTATAGAACAGTCTTGTCCGTTTCTCCTGGCAACGTCTTTTCTGCACCTTAAAGAGCTTTTGCTGTGCATAGTGGTAGGCAAAACTGAGGTAGTAATTGCATAGCCACTGGCTCAAATATGAACCGATGGATAGCCCCTGCTTGTACGATGCAATCAATGTCTCCACTAAATAAATCAGGTCATCATTTTTGACCTGCTTTCTCAGAAATCTCATGAGCTTTCTTGTGTTAATAGATGGATAACAGTGCCGCACATCTGCCTTGGCTCCTGCCCTCGTTTTGTCCGGATTCTTCCGAATCCATCTCTCTATTGCGTTCTTTCCGTATACCTGGCCACGGCCCGGCACACTGGCGCATTGATATTTTCCTATCTTTCTTTCAAATAAATCTTTCAGAGCATTGACAGCTACATAGTTATAAATCTGCTGTTTTATACTCTCCACGCCTATCTCCCTGAGCTTTCCGGAGTTTCCGTCATACCTCATGGAGTAGTGTATTTCCGGGAAATGAACATCACGCTCCTTGATTTCCCTTGCCAGATCTTCCGCTGCTCTTTCCAGCAACGGGTCCACATTGCTCCTTTTCTCCTGGATCAGTCTGCTCACAGCCCTGACAGGCAGAGGTTGACCGGTTTGATACCCAGCCAGGAATCCTGCCACATCACGCCGTTTCCATTTGTCTGAAAAGCATTCCAGCATACAGGCCATGATCCAGTCTTTATCCAGTCGTATATTTTTACAGTATCGTTTCAACTGTGAGTCCTCGTTTCTTGATACAGGAGTTTCCGGTTTTTCTACTCACTCCGCGTCATGGCCTACTGTGCCATGCGCCCGTCCAGTCAGGCTCCTCGGCTCCCAGCTGGGCGGTGTGGCTTCAATCATATTTTGGGGATATGCCTCACGCACCTGCTTTCCGGTGGCTCCGTTTCTACAGAGCGAAATGTAACGCTGAAATTCAAATAATTTCAAGAAAATCCAGAGACGATATTCCAGTTCGTGTTCGACCAGCCATTGTTCGCATTCAGAATCCAGAGGCCAGAATTCGCGCCATTGTTCAAATTGCCCAGCGCAAGCCACAGAGGAAACCGCCCGTTTAGCGTTACAAGTCCGTTATTTATTTATAAGGGGAAAGCCCCTCTGTCAGGCCGTTGCCTGCCATTCACCCCTGGTGCCGTTTGGAGAAACGCCAGAGACGACAGTCCAGCCCGTGTACGACCAGCCACCGCTCGCATGCAGAATCCAGAGGCCAGAACCCGCGCCACCGTTCAAACCGCCCAGCGCAAGCCACTCTCTCTGTCCAGATGTTCCTGCATCTGTATACAGTCCATCAGCAAATCCAGTGGTTGAGCCTCCGCCTACTTTCGTAGGAATCATGATACCCAGGTTTGGATCTGTTGTTTCTTCCGTGATATATTTCCAGGATGCTGCTGTATAGGCCACCTGTGCGATTGCCTTTTTATAATTTGCCCGCACTGTCGCAATGTTACTGGACAGTGTGCTGGCATCCTCGCATACATAGACATCTCTGGCCGGATTCCCGTCCAGACCGGTAACAATATCCATGACCACATTCCCCAGAACCTCATAGGCTCCGATACAGGTCTCAATGCCCTGGATCTTGTATGGATCTTTCCCATTGGTGTTGCTGTTCGGAGATCCGTCTGAGCCGGCCACCTCATCAGTCGCTCCACTGTGCCATGGCATTGTTGTGATCCATGTGGTCAATGTCGTATCGAATGCCTCCGGAGCATCCACATATACTGCTGCATTGCTGTCATCCACGTCCTCAATCTTTGTGACTTTGACACTGTATGCTTTGTTGTGTATATATGAAAAATACCGGTCTTTGTTTGTGTTTGAGCCAACGTCTCCGATGGAAACATATGAGCCGATCACATAACCAGCCGCCTGTGCCTTTGTTAGTACCACTCTCATCACTCCGGTTTCTTCTACCAGATTCTGGTTCTGATTGCTGTATGAGGTACATCCGGCCATGATGCTCTGGCTGTGTGTGGTTGCATATTTAATAATCATCATGAGCTGTCTATAGAACAGATCCCAGCTTGTCGTGCCGCAATAGTGACCGCCCAGCTTGTGCATATAGGTTATCATTCCGGTGTAGCTGACTGGATTTCTCGCCTCTGTTGCCTGGCAACCGTTCGCCGGAGCCAGTCCTTTCGATGAATACGGTCCCCCGTCAATGTCTCCCGCCGCATACTTGGCATGGATCATGAATGGGCTGATTGTTCCGTCCGGATTGATAGATTCTTTCATCGGATACGGTGTCAGCTCTGTCTGGCTGTCAGAATAATGATATAGGACTGCCTCGGTAGTGTCCTCGATACCGAACCAGGCGCTCATTGTAACCTCTCCGACCTGCACCTTGCCGTACTTGGTAAATCCAATCTGGCCCTCAAGGGCATCTACATGGTTGAAACCATTCTCGTCTACAGAAAAATTGCAGGTAAAATGATGGAACAGGCCATACTGTGCATAGTCATCTCTGCCCTCTTTTCTCCCTACAGATGGCTCCGCAACCATATTCTCATTGGCATTCATTTTGACTCCCACAGGACTTGTAGATGTTTCGTATTTATAGATTTTTGTCGTGAATACCTTGCCATTTCTTCTTAGAGCGAAAAAATTTGAAAGTGCATTTTCGACGCCTCCCCCGTTCTGCTTAATCAGATCTATCTGTGTCCGGCCAGCCTCCTCAATTTTTGTCATACCGGATGAAGTAGCTTGTTCAATCGTCGTATTCGCTGCTGATTCCGATGCTTGAATGTTAGATACCGCATCAGCGCCAGTTTTCGTAATATTCGCCGTCTGTGTTTCTCCTGCTTTTTTTACAGATGATACCGCATCAGAACCTGCTGTGTTGATCTTGTTGACATTCGATGTCCCTGCATCATTTACCTCTTTCAGTCTGGCTGATCCGGTTGAATTGATGTCAGAAATCTGTTCAGCTCCGGAACTGTTGACGTTTTTTATCTGAATAGCACCAGCACTTTCTACTGAAGAAATTGCCAACAATTTTGAATCGTTAATGGAATCTACCGCATCGGTTCCAGCTTTCATAACCGAATTCCTTTGCACTGTTCCAGCTGTATCAATATCTGACAGCGATGAGGCTCGCTTTAATTCGAGTTCCTTCATAGCCGCTTGATAATCTACCAAGAACTGCTTAACATCGCCGTTGATATCATTTTCAAGAATCTTAATCCGTTCTTCCGTTTCTTTCGCAGAAGAAGCTGAAGACGCGGCACTCTTTGATGACGTAGCTGCTTCATTTGCTGACGTTTCCGCAGCGTCTCTGGCCGTTTCTGCTTTTGATGCAGCAACAACCGCTTTCCCGACTTCAATTTCAACCGCACTGGCATTATTGCCTCTAAAAGGTTCCCCGGTTGTGGTCTGATACGGAAGGACTACAAGCTTTGCGCTAGTAGTTGTGATTCTCTCTTCAAGCTCTCCTGTAGACTCGTTATAAGCTGCCCCATGCAGCCATACGTCCCATGTTCCGGCGCTCAGGTCAATTCCTCTGTCCTGTGTGATGCCGTCATCCACAAGGGTTACATCCGCCTGATTCTCGCCATTCTTGAAATGCACCGTTTTAGTCAGACCAAGCCAGTCGAGTGAAAAGACGAATCTGGCTGATATATAGTTTTTGCTGTCGCTTACGGTCGTATTTTTCGCAAGCTGCAGAACCTGTCCGGTCACTTTTCCTCTAATCATATAACATGCCCCTTCTATCCAACATTGTTACAACCATTATCCCATGCAATGCTAACTAAAAACGCATGAACTGTTCCGGTTGAGCCTGCAACATACGACGAAATGTTAGACGATGCTGTTTGGCCGAAGAAAAAGATTTTTTGTCCAGCTTTCAGAGTCACATCCATATGCACAGATCTGACATCAGCATCGTTATAAGGTAGGGTGACAACTTGTAAGCCGCCTAAACCGTCACTATACAGTTTATTAGAAGCTGTGCTGAGATATACTCTAGCTTTATTTCCGTTGTCGCTTGACGCAGCATTCGTCCATCCCACGAAAGTAAATCTGTATGTGCCATTTTTTGGCGCTGTGAAACGGCCTGATCCTAGTCTATAAGCATCACTACTTGAATCACTTCTTGTAGTACACATCTGCAAGTGCATCCAAATAGGTGTATCGCCAGCTTCGATTATATCAGGAAGTCCGGCACCAGAACTGCCTCCTGATTCGACATAAGTTCCTGTAATCTGTTCACCGGAACAATCATGCCCAGTATAGCCAATTTTTAAGGCGGATGCTGTGATGGTGTCGTTGCTCAAATCAATCAGCGTTTCATCATTCAATATAACTTTATTAACTGCCACCTTTCTCCCCCCCTAGCCGATAGAAACGGTTGTGCCTTTTTCGTTTTCACTGCGCAAAACTGGAATAGGGGCAACCGTAACGCTCGATAATGCATTGTATCCGTCGTCAGGCTCAACTGTTTGTGATACAGTCGAAGGGGTTACTGTCTTAGATTGTGCTATAACAGTCCCCCCAGTTGACTTAATAAGGTCGACAAGCTGCTGATATGTTACAGTACGTGTGCCGTCTGATGTATCTACAATGAAAACTTCAGATCCATTAAACTCCTGTATTTTTTCATAAGCGCTAATTTTCGACATAGCAGTCACCCCTCCTATACATCTAACCTACCTATCGAACACCATTCGATATTGGCAGACATTGCTGCAGTTGCGTTAAAATGAAGCGTAAAACCTTTTGCAGTAACATTACTGAAAGATGCTGCACAATTCAATGGGTTACTTGTACTAATCGACAGGAACACGTTCGGCGCAGATTTGTATGATTTTGGAAATGATACAGTTTTCTTAACCGAAGTATTCGCCTTGGTTACGGACATAGACTGTGAACCACGCTGAAAAATCGGAACTTCATAAGCTTCGTCATCAAGTGTATAAATGATTCTGCCGTTTGAATAAATTCTAATGGATGCCTTTTCGTTTCCTGAACTATCCTGTAAAGACATCGACGCGCCAAGATTCTCCGGTTTTGTTGTAGTTGAATCATAAGAACTTACCCAGCTCTGAATGGCCGCTTTGGCGTACTGACTTAATGAGCGAATGGTCCCCGCAAAATCTAGCTTTTTTTCAAGTGAAGATGTCCTTTTTTCAAGAGTTTCCGAACGATTGTCAACATTTTTAGCATAAGCATTTGCGTTTTTAGCTAAGCTAAGCGCACTGCTTGCTGTTCCCTGAATGTTAAACATGTTTTTTACAACACTGATAACCGGTTCAATAGATTGAATTGTTGAACCATACAGTCGCACTCTAAAAAGTGCGGCCTCTCTTACTGTTCCCCCTGCACGAATATCATTCTGTGTCAGTGTCGGGTCTTCTGGTGAAGACGACGCAGTTCCCTTCACGATATCAATTTCGAAAGATTCTACACCGGATGAAGAAGCCTTTTTATATCTTCCGACGATAAGGTCATTTCTGTATAACCCCTGTGAACCGGTCGCAACAGTTACTTTTTCTGTGCCATCAGTCCGGCAATGAACGCCCTGTATCATGAGTTCCATTTTAGGGAGCGTAATAACGCCGGAGGAAGTCTCTACAGCATCCGGCATGTTAAATGTAAGAATTGCATCGCCAGCACTGACTAAGCCCGCATTAAGGGATGCCCAGTCGTCTGACGTAATATGTTCACTTCCTGTATATCCTGTCACTATTTTAGCCATTATTTTTCAACTCCTATCCCGTATGATATTGTTGGAATGCCATTCTTAACTTTAAGAATTTTTTTAGTCACCGGCTCTTGAATCGTGATGCCGGTGACATAATCACGCCCCGACACGACGCTGCCAAGCTCTAACTCAATCTGTGATCCGTCAGAAATCGTCATTGTCTGACTATCCGACTCATTAATCTCATTAAATTTTTTTGTAGCGCTGTCAATCAATTCTGTATCATTCCCGGTAGAGTCCGATGAACTGTAATCGTATTTATACACCCTGATATCATCACCGTTTGGAATTTCAGAAACCTGTTCAACCGTTCCATCACCTTTTTGATGCAGATACAGAACCGTTCTTTTTTCGAGCTGTCCGCCACCGAGTGCGATCATGTAGTTGTATTTCAGAATTTTTTTATCAATACTGAAATTGAAATCATAGTCCTGCGATATCTCATCATCAACCTCGTTCAGTTTCGCTGACAGTTCAACGAAAAATTGGGCTTCTTCGTTGACCACGCTGATGTCCAGTCGATAGCCATTAGGTTGAAGCAGAGATTCCATTGCGTCGAGAATGTAATCATACCTGTTTATTTTGAAAGAATTTACAGAAATTCCTGTGAGCGTGTCTGATACCCTAAATATGCCGGTATACTGGCCACCAAATAAAGTCTTAAGACATTCCGTTAAATCTCCTGAAACATACAAATAAGCTTCTCCGGTCGGTGGCTCAACAACCTTGTCCTTAAGCATTCCCCGAAACGTCTCGCCGTATATTTTTACAATTCCATCAGATGTATCTGACTTAATTCCTTCTATCCGTCCGCCGTATTCTGTTCCGTCACAGTAGATATAGTGTCCTTTTTCGTAGATTTCTGAATCATACAGTGACACAGGTATTCCGATTTCAAAATCATTCTCACTGCCGATTTCAAAATCAAAAGAGCACTTATCAGAGAGATACATCATGTCATATCTATCCTTATCGGTTATATAAAAATCCATGATGTACCCCCTTACAATTCAATCCGATTGTTATTAGAATCAAGAATCGGCTCGCCGCTGGAATCGAGCAGATAAACGCTCAAGTCTTCTGTTGCATTCCCTCCGCCTGGTGTTGGTGTAATGACACCATCACTGATGCTTTCACTTTCAAGAGATGACCAGTCTGGTTCACTCCGCTTGTGATACATCAAGATATCAAACCCGAAATCCCCAGACCATGTCAGTTCATTTTGTCCTGGCTGTATTTCTTCGAAGACGCTTTCTTTTTTGTATCTATATCGCATCGCAGACGTTTCATCGCGGTCTTGCAGAACTTTCGTGACAGTCTTGTTCATTGAATCAATAACAAGATTCTCGCCGGAATTAAGACCAACATTGACCTGATAGGTATGCCCGCCAATCTTAATCATGACCGGATTAGAACAAGGCCCGTATGCTGTCAGTTTGAAAGCTGCCGGAAAAATCTGTGAATTAATAACTGCATTTTGACCGACATTCGAAGACTGTAAATCAAACTTGAATCCAAACGGAAAATCAATACCGCTTCTATCCACAGTGTTCACAATGCTATACGATCTCAGTTCTTCTTTGATCCAAAACGGTTCATCAGTAACAATCGTCAAATCTGCCTTCGTGAAGTCTCTATGCATCAGATAGCTGCTATTTTCGATTGCAGTAATCCAACATTTTAGATACCATCTGCCAACATATATACGCCCTTTTTTTCCTGCTAAAATATCACTTTCGAAAACTTCAAAAAGGCTATTCCGAACAGCTATTCTTTCAGCAAGGGAGTTTTTTATAATAACAATCGGAAGGCTCTTTTTAACGGGTTCCTTATAGAATCCTCCTATGATATTGTTATCATCCGAATACGACCATTCGTAATCTCGTATGTCATTATAATTAGCATACAGGCCGCCTTCACCGAAGACGACTCGTTTGCCGTTATTATTTTCGTAAAAAAATTTATCAAGCATATTTTTTCACCAGTCTTGCAAGCTCTCGCTCGTCAAATTTTATGTTCATCGACCTGAGAGCGTTCACAATCTTGTCATAGAGGCCGTTATTGAGCTTGATCAGCTCCGACAGGATGGCTTCAAGAACGTCATTAGAGCCTTCGGCAGAAGCTTCTCTAATCATGTCCATCAGATGCGCTTCTCCTGCTACAACCTCGTTTCCTGCCTCTCCACCGCCTAGCAAATGACCTCCGGATGCTCCGAAGATGGTCGCATTGCTCAGAACCATCGCATTATCCATGGCCTTTTTATACCATTCAATGCTGAAATGTGGAACCTGTGGCGGATTGATTCCGAATTTTCCGGTAATTGATAAATGTGGCAATTTCAAATGCGGCAGGCTCCAACTGAACTTAAAGACGCCCTTAATCTTGTCGATTGCACCTTTTACGATGTTAAAAGCCTTCGTAAAGGTTGTCTCGAACGGATTTGTAACAGTTGCTACAGTGCTCTTAACTGTCGCTATCGCATTTTTGATAGGAGACGTGATGAAGTTTTTCACATTCGAAAAGATACGACTCACAACGCCTTCTATACCTGCTCCCGTGAATGTCGACTTGATGTTAGATACAGCATTTTTGATGATTCCTTTCGCCTTTGAAGGCAGTGACTTAATGCCGTTGATAACACCGTCAAGGACATTTTTGCCGAGATTCAGCCAATTGAACGCCGTCCATACGGACACGATAGCTTCAATAATTTTCGGGATATTCTCGATCAGAGTCGGAATGGCCTGAATGATACCGGTCACAAGCATTACGATCAGATCAACGCCGGCCATAAGGATTTTCGGTGCATTTTCGTTGATGATCTCTGCAATGTTAATAATAATTTGCGGCACATACTCGATAAGAAGCGGCAGGCTGTTGATTAATCCCTGCGCCAGATTCTTAATTAATTCCAATCCGGCATCTATGACCGTTCCGGCGTTCTCTCGAATGTACTCCGTGAACTGTTCCAGCATCGGCAAGACATTTTCTAATAATGTCGGAATGCCCTCAACTAGGCCATCGCTGAGCTTTTTAAGCAACTCTACAGCTGTATCTTTGCCTGTCTCAACGAAGTCTTTTCCGCCCGACTCCCACAAATCTGACAAGGTCTCAATGCCGAATTCAATGACATCCGGTGCATTTTCGACAATAGCCGAACCGATAGCCTTCATCATCGACTGGCCAGCACTGAAGAACGCCGGAACAACTTCTGTCACAACGCCGGGAAGCTTCTCTGCAATGACAGGGCCAATGTCCTGCGCTGCCTCTCCAATGCCATTGAAAATCTGAAGAATTCTCGGTAATACATTGCTTGCTGCCACCTCTACACTCTCAATGAACTGAGATGTCAGCTCTGAAAGGTCTTGATTCTGATCGGCGATTCCGGTCACAAGATTTTCCCATGATGCTTTTGCAGAATTAACAGAACCCTCGATGGTAGTTGCTGCTTCTTTCGCTGTTGTTCCCGTGATTCCCATATTGGTCTGGACTTCGTGAATTGCATCGACAATCTGGTCGAATGTGATGCCGTCTAAGTCTTCGATAGTCTTATTCAGGATACCGGAATCGTTGATCAGCCTGACCATTTCGGCTTGAGTACCGCCATAACCGAGCTTCAGGTTGTCGAGCATTGTGTAATTTTGTTTCGCAAAGCCCTGATAGGCATTCTGAATATCTTGAATATTCGTACCCATCTTGTTGGCGTTGTCGCTCATGTCCGTGATGGCTCTGTCGGCTTCTTTCGCCGCCGCTTCGGTGTCTCCGCTAAGACCTTGAATCAGTGACGCAGAGAAGCTTGTGACGGTTTCCATGTAGGTGTTTGCCGACATGCCGGCCGTCTTATAGGCTCCCGCAGCTGCTTTCATCACTGCGTTTTGCGCAGACATGAGACTTTTATACTTATCTTTCGCGTTATCGACCGTACTATCTATGCTCTTTGCGTATTCTTTCAGACTCTGCCCTCCGGCACCGAAAAGTGTCTGGACACCGCCAGTGAGCTGCTCATAGCTCGAATATGCATCGAGCGATTTTTTTGCAATAACAGCAATACCGGCTTGAATCGTTCCATACGCTGCCGCTACCGTCTTAGCGGTCGTCACAGCAGCTTTCCCGAGAGTGGACGCGATGAAACTGCCAGCCGATTTTGCTTTGCTTTTAGAATCATCCAAGCCTTTGTCATATTCTCCTGTGTCAAGGCTCAGTTTTGCATATAATTCAAGAAGATTCAAATTTCAGACCCGCCCTTCTCATCAGATCAGCGACAATCTCATCGCCGGAACGCGTGTCTTCTTCTTTTTGTTTCCCTTCTATAATGTCAGCATATCTTTGCGTGATTGGCTCTTTTATGAAGGCGTTGAGACCACACATGAGGCTGTCTGTCACATAGATTCTATACGCCTTTGTTTCAATTTCCTGCTGAATACGGGCTACAGTGTACCCGATAAATCCTTTTACGCTTCGGCCTCTGTATTCTCCGACGCAGAGCCAGACGATTCGCTGATATTCTCTGACTCTGCTGATGTAAAAAGCCCCTGCAAGTCCTCATCATTCGCAAGTGACACTACGTCTTTTACAAGGCCCATGAAGCCTTTTGACTGCTTGTATTCGTCTACAGTCTGCGTGTTAAGAGCTGCCATGATGACGATCAGGTCTTCCTTATGCTTTTTGATAAGAACCGGAAGGCTTGACTTGATCCGGCGCAAGGCCATCTGGATCGCATTTTCACCTTCCTGTGGCTTTTCCTTTGTAAAAAATTCTCTTGCTGTATCGTCTTCGGCAATGCTCATGATCGGAACAAGGATATCTGCAACGATATCAAGCCCCTGCTCCATTGTGATTTCTGAAAGTTTCTTCATATTATCTCATTCCTTCCTTATTTACCGGCAGATATATACACTTCGTAAGGCACTTTGTCCGGTTCTTCGATGCTGTAATGTCCTGTGTATGTGAATGCCATCTGTCCTTTTGATTTGTCGCTTGTGGTCAGCTGAAAACCGCCTGTAGAAAGGGCGTTAATCAGATGGATTGCCATAAATCCGCCGTTTGTATCGTCGTTTTTATCGGAATAGTCGCCGACCCACCAGACATCTCCATAGTCCGCCAGCTTCACGTCGTTTCTCGGCGTGATCTTCGTCTCGTCTGTGCTGTCGATGTCCGCAACAGCCATGAGCTTTTTGATACTTGCAGCTGTTGCCGTAACGTACGTGCCGGATAGCGTAACTTCATGGCTGTCAAGACGCTTCAGTTCCATCGTATTTTTCGGGCAATTGTCGATATCTTCGCCGAAATCCGTAAATGTAAGGGCATCCGCGAAGTTGATACCTCCTGTAGTAGCGCCCAGAATATTTCCCACAGTACCGCTTGCCGGTGTAAATGTGTCAAGCAGAACGCCTGTGTTCATCTGCAATTCTTTAAATGTATTTTCAGGAATTTTTGTGAATTTCATTTTCTATCACCCCTTCAAAAATTCAGCTGTAATGTTAAGTAGACGTCTCTTAATTGATGTATCCCCATCATCTAACAGGGCATTACACCACGGTTCCCCACGCTTGAGCCATATTGCTCCGCCATCGCAGGCTACTACTTTTCCGCCTCGTCCGATAGCTGCTGCAATCTCATCCGCTTTCTTATTCGGAATCAGCTCAGAAGTCGTATAGAACCACAGGGATGCAGTTATAGATTGCTCTGCATCTCCGAAGAAACTGTCGTAATAATCGTATGTCATATACGGAAAAACGACATCATCCGGGACAGATGTCGTAGGATATGCCGTTATTCCAAAAGAATTAAAAAACTTATATAATGCTTCGCCTGTTGTCATTGTGTCAGCTCCCATCTCTCCGCCGTTGACTGTGCGATGTCCAGTGTCGATACAGTCGGAGACATCTTGTCTGAAGAATCAGATGTAATTCGGAACGTTTTGCCGTCAGAGAGGCGGCGGATAACATCGTGATAATCCAGATGAATGTTTCTGCTTGTAGTCACTGTGTATACGCTCGTCATGCCGTCATGTTCGGCCTTGCGGGCTTCCATGGTGGTGTTAAGAGTAAGAGCTGCATTGAATTCTGCGCCGTCTGTCCACTCAGAAAGGAAGCCGCCTGCACCGTCTGGTGTACGTTTCTTTTCGACGAAGCAAAAAGGAGCCATCATGTTTTCGATCAAACTCATTAGACCTTCCTCCATTCGTTTAAGCGACTCGCAAACACATCTTTCCATGTCTGCGGAGAGCCATTCTGATTCGTTGCGCGGGTGTATGTGTATCCTCCGAACGACTCGCTAGAGTACGGCCCAACATTGTTTCCGACATACTTCTCTACATACTGTGCGATATCCTCGCAGAGGTTAAGAAAAGCTTTCGGAGGCTTCAGAGGAACTATAGTCCCCGTGAATGTCTCGTCATCCAGTTCAAATGGCGGATACTGGTACACCCCGTCATTCAGCACAGAACCTTCAATTAAGAAATACTGTCCGTCAAGCATAAAAGGAAGGTCAATGGTGCCGTCCTGAATCGTATAGGTCCCGTCGATATACTCCCCTGTTGGGAAGTAATTCCGGATATGTCTCATTACCTCAGAAATCATCATTAACCCTCCTTTTTATTTAAGCGGATACCGCTGTGATTGTACCAATGACGATACCGTTTAACATTTCCGCAAACAGTGTCAGTCCGCTGACGATGACATCTTCACAAGTAAGATTTTTATACTCAGAATCTTCATGGATACCGATCAGGCCTGTTTCGTCACTCGTAAAACTGAACGCTTCGCCAAGATCAGCGCCATTGACAGGGACATAGTAGAGAACAATGTTGTCTTTTGCTGTCGCGTAAATCTTGCCTTTTGGAACAGAGCTATTCATGAAAACAGTTCCCATGCCAAGGAAATTTTCAATGTACGTCATACCGAATGCGGTCTGTGTTGTGATCTGAGCTGTAGCTAAATAGTCAGCAATGTCCAGCGGATTAATGAAGTAAACTGCTTCGATGGCGTTGTCCTCAAACAATGTCTGAAGCTGTCCCCATGTCTGTGCAAGCGTTGACTGAAGACCTACACCTGCGGCTGTTCCTGTTCCTGTTCCGAGGAATGTAAAGAAATCCTTTCTGATATTGTTCTGGATGTCCTTCATCATTCTGTCTGTAGTCAGCGTGACAGCCTGTTCAAAGCCAGAAGCAATGATAGATTCCGCTGTTGTTGCTTTTCTCCACTTTTTCAGCGTGATTTCGCCGTAATTTACCACTTTCATTTTGTATTTAGAAAGTGGAATAACTTCACCTTCTGCGACAGTTCCGTTTTCAAGAGTCCCTGTCGCTTTGTATGTTTTTAAAACACTTCCTGACTGCTTCGCAATCTTCCTTGTAACACCAAGTGCTTCAAGAAGTTTTCTGAGATTTTCCGTAAACATTTCGGTAAACGCAATCTCTCTAATCTGTGCATCGGTCAAGTCAGTTGTTACGATCAAGTTTTTTTCAACTGCCATTTTTTATTCTCCAGATTCTTTAGATGTATAGAGCTGCTTGTTTTCTCTGATTCGTTTAATCATTTCTGCTGTTGATTTAACGTCCTTTCTGGCTTCAGCTCTGCTTGTATATGTTCCAGTTACTCCGTCATTTGCTGGCGGATTATTGACATTTGCGCCCTTTGTCTGTGTAGATTCAATAAATCCTGACCAATCTGATTCAATCTTCTTTTTGACCTCAGCTGCATCCTTGATCTGTCCTTTATCGTCCAGTTCAATTTCTTCAAAATTGGTGACTTTAAGCACATTGTCAATAGCTTTTGTACTCACCTTTGACTCTTCAAGAAGCTTCCTGTAAGCCGATTCTTTAGCCGTTCTGCTGTCCTTAGCAGTCTGATCGTCTTTGAATTTTTTGAAAGCGTCGCGCTCGCTTTCGTATTTCTTTTTCCATTCGGAATCATCGCCACCGCCGTTTTTCTGAGCATCTTTAAGATCAGCCTGTGACTTCTTCAGCTGTTCTTTTAAGTCGTCCTGTTCTTCTTTGAGGTCGTCCACCTCGCTGTGCAGCAGGTCCATTACAGCCGTCAGCTTTTCTTCATCTGTCATGTCAGCATCTTTGACGATTTTTCTCAGTTCACTTCTTTTAAGTGCCATTTTTATTCCCTCCACTTCTCTGGTAGCTTCGCTTTACTAACGGGCAAAATGACCGCTATTCTTCGCAGTCTATAAGCACAATATACTGTGTATTTATCTACCGTAACTGCAAAAAAGGGACTCGGCACAATGCCGAATCCCTTATCCTTCCATCATATCTTTAATGATATTTGCGTATTTACTTGAATATTCCGTCACTGCCGGTTTAAGAAACGGCCGTGGACGCATACCGTGTGTCATATGCCAGTTTCCGTTTGAGTCTTGATACTTCCACGGGGTTTTTCTTCTGCCGTATGGTGACTGTGTACCACTTCCCATTTCGAAGTAGATGGCATAAGAAACATTTGTCCCGATATAGCAGTCTTTCCCGTCAACGATGTGTGTTACGCTAGACATCAGACGGCCTGTTCGGGGCGTTGTAGCTCCGGTTATAATCTTTTTCTGTATGTTTTTCTTTGCATACCCTTCCGCAGCCAGTCCAATTTCTTCCAAAGCCTTGTTGCACTTTTCCTCAAACAAGGCCTTGACCGCATCCACATTGTCTACCATCTCGAATCCTGACATCTTACCGCCTCTTTCCTCTTTTCCATGCTGCATATTCTTTTGCGCCGCCACTCCAATGACTCAGGTCAACAGGATCAGAATCGTTAATGCCGGATATAATAGCACGTGTGGTGCATCGGCAGTTGTACAGCTCCCTTGCAGTGCCATACAGCATGTCCCCCGGAAAACGAAGACCATTGGCGAACCGTTCCCCGTGCTTAACCCTTGTACCGTCCAACGCCCTGTGGCTGTCTCGTGTTTGGTAATCGTGTGTAGCGATCCACTCGTCCTGAATCCGTATGCCAATCTTCTCCGCAGCTGTATAGGCTTCGTATGTTCCGCCGTTCTGTGCACATGTCGTCGCCGTCCTTGCACTCCTTATCGCAGATGCACGATTCATTGCCGCGGCCTGCTGAAACCGGTCTGCAAGGCTCCCGATGCCTTCACCTTGCAGAATGCTTTGCATCAGGCATGATTGTAGTTTTTTCTTGTTCCATTGTTGATCTTTTGGAATGTCAACAGAAGGAAGCGGCAAAAGGCGCGGATTTTTAAGAAGCAAGCGGCGCAGAACCGCCTCGTTAATAAGTTCGAAATCAGCTCCCATCTGGATATTAGATATATAATTCTGCGCATATCCTTCGACCGTGTAGGCAGCGTAGTTGTAATTCTCGCAGAAGATATTAATGATTGCGTCTTCTATGTAGCTTGCAGCGATAACGTTTGTATTCGTAAGACGTTCTGCCATCTTGTCTCGAAGATCGTCCCAGTGCTGACCTCTAGCCAACTGGGATTGTTCCCACAGCCGAAATTCGTCGGTTGTATACTTGCCTTCCTGATAGGCCTTGTATTCCTTTTCCCATCGTTTCGCATACCGTAGGAAGTAAGCTCTAGCCTTTGCATTCAAGTCTTTCCACGCCTCTCGATATTGCTTGTCTAGCTTTCTTTCAAGGGCTTTCAGTTCTTCTTCTGTCCAGTCCTCTATATACGACATTATTCATCATCCCCATTGTCACCCCGTCCGCCTTGATCATCGTCTCCGTCGTCTCCTTCTTCTCCGTCTCCGTTCTGTCCGCCGTTACCGAGATTGAAGCTGTTCAGCTGCTCTTTCTCTCTCTTATCAATCTCTTCGTCGGCCTCTTCCGGAGTCAGGAAAGGCAAGTGCTTAATGATACACTCATCTGACAGGTAAGCCGCAGCTTTCAGAATCATGTCCAGTGTTTCGTTCTGGTTCGTGACCTTATTCCAGACGAACGTAGGCTCATCGTCGATGCCTGCCAGTTCCAGAATCTTCTGTACGAAATTGATAACATTGTATTCGAAATCTGCGCACTTATTGTCCTGTGACTGATAAGCTGCCTGAATCTCCTGCGCTGTCTTCTGTGCAGCCGAAAGAGTATTGACGTCAAGTGCCTGAAAATCCTCATAAATATCCTTTCTGAGCAGCTCAAGCATGGTCTTTCGTGCATCATAAGGCACATCGAGGGTATGCGCTTCTATGCTTGCCTCATCCCCATCCACGGCAGCAGCATGTACAGACTTCATTCTCTGTATGAACTTAGCCAGGTCAACGTCTTTCATTCCGCCCTCATTCCTAAGTATCCAATAGAAGCCGGATGTATCATCAATATCATTCGCAAGACCTGACTTGATAAAATCGTAGCAGTCGATGTTTTCACGGATGCCTACAAGCTCGCTTTCATGCGTATCATTCGCATAGAGGCAGACGATTGGAAGGCTGCTGTAGTTTTCCTCGCAGACATCGTCGATGCCTTGCACCTCTGTAGACTTCGTGATGATCTTGTAGCCCTTTCTAGGCTGCATAACCTTCGCATCTTCGCTGCCTGTCTTGATATATTCCGTATAGCCTTCATCTTCGTAGAGGGTTGCTCTAAAAATCTTGTTCTTTCCTTCGTTTCTGAACCAGTATCGAATACCAGCTCGCAGCTCTCCTGTATCCTCGTCGTAGAGAGGGCAGAAGCCCGGAGAAGAAGGGGTGTCTGCATATCCGAAGACCTCTAAATGATCGTAGTTCCAAAAACCGAAGGCACGACCCGCAGCCATCGCCTTTTTTGCGGCAGTCTGCAACTTATAGTCGAAATCTCGGCCAAGTTTCTCCTTGTTATTTTTGTTCTGCAAGGTAACGCCGTTTCCTAGAACATACTGTACCTGCTGTATGATCAGCCGTCTAAAGAAGAGTGTCTTAAGTTTATAGTTTGCGCTGAACAGATCAGGAATCCTACGACCGGACAGGCTGTACAGGAATTTCTGAAACCGTTCTATCGA